GGGTGGCCAGGGAGATGCCAAATCTCTCGGCTAACCTATGTTCAAGTATCCGGCCAAATCCAAGCTGATAATATGTATTCAGCGAGGGCTCGACGCAGATAGTCCGGCTAGTCTTATCGTTCTTCGGAACGAAGCTAAGCTTACTGTTTGCAACGATAGCTGTCTGCCCATAGTTCTCTAGGCGGATGAGTTCCGCGTTCGCAAACTCTGGGAAACGATCGGCATATCGCCGGTACCAAAAGTACAAGGACGTACTGCTAGCAGTTAGAGGGGATGAAAAGAGCTTCGCATAGAAACTCTCGCCATGAGCGCCTTGGGTTACACCAGGTCCGACTCTCGCTTTCGCAAGTATGTCGAAGTGATGGTCTACCAAAGCGTAACCTCTCCTGTGCCAAAATTCATCGAGGACAGACTTTAATTGTCCGAGAAGAATTTCGGTCTTACAGTCAATATTGACTGGCAGAGACCACTCCTTACAAGCAAGATTGCAAGCAAGGAATTTATCCAGGGCCACAGCATCAAGACTACTCGTATTCGCAACCTCAAGTTTTTTGAGGAAGCTACGAGCGATCGAAGATGCTGCCGCTTGACGGATGGTCATACCTGGCCAGACCTCGCCGTGAGGCAAGGACTGGACAGTTAAATCGTCCAACAAACACGAATACAAGGCTTCAGGGCGGACTGCCATAAAGACCCCATCCTTAGTTTAGAAACCTACGACACTGACCCCGTAAAACGGAGCCAGAGGGATAAAGCTCGAAACCGCAGGCTTAAAGCCCAGCGGAGAGCTCTATGTCGAGGGCGCACGCCGTGCGCCCAAGACTACAGGACATTCGTGACTAGCGTGTCACCTAAGTCGGCGCTCTCTTCCGAGAGAACACCAACCAGATAACTCGCAAAGGCACGAACCTGATCCGGAGCGTAGGATTCCATGCCAGCAGGAACATCAACGGTCAGACGACCGATGATTATGCCAGGCACACCAGCAGCACACAGACCGCCCTTACGGACGATCAGTTTGAACTGGTTAGTTGGGATGGCTCCACGGAGCCCGGTCACGGGGTTCGCAGGGGGGAGCGGTTTTGCCGCAGCCACCTTGTAGAACGTTGCCGTGAACGGGGAATCCGCAGAGTTGGCAGTTGCAGTCCCGATACCGCTGACTGCGGTAATCGTTTTCTGCTTTGCATTGATCGCAGGGGGGGTATCGTCAACCTGAGTGAAAACAGGTGTGGCGAATCCCGTCTGCGCGCCACCAGCGATGCTGGCGTCTGGCGACCATGAACCCATGGATTTCATCCTTCGGTTTGTGTGTTAACAGGCTAAAGCATAGAAGCTAAAGCCCGCGATGTCTGCTTAGAAGTAGCTACCAAAGCACCAATATTAAGCCATTTAAGG